GATTGCGCGGTATCTGCGACAGTCTTGTCAATGTCGGCAGCTTTACCCATGTTATCCATATGGCTATTTTGTAAATCCTGAGAAAGTTTAACTTTTTCGTTTTGCATTCTTTCAACGTCTAACTGTAGCTTTCCTGACTCCAATTGAAGCTTTCCAACTTCGCGCTGCTGTCTCACTAATTCCGCTTGGCCCTTCAAACGCTCAGCCTCGGCGAGTATTGTGTTAGGGTCGTTTTGCTGGTTAGCCTGAGCCTGCTGCGCTTGTTGCTGCGCTTGTTGCTGCATTTTCTGCTGCTCTTCTGGTGTCATTTGATCAGAAGGTATTAAGCCAGCCTCCAGCATTTGGTCGCGTTTGCGCTCTGATATTTTATTGACTAGAGGCGCATTCATTGATTTTAACATGATATCCCCACCAATTTGCACGATTGAAGGGTCCACTTTCGCATATTCAAGCAGTGCGTTTAATCCAGCCTCTTGACGGTTGGAGAATGCTGGGCCAGCTTCACATGTTATTTTATATTTACCTTGATTCAAGTCGTTATTGATAACAGGCTGTTTTGTCTGAGTGTCAAATAGTGTGTGATTAACAATCTCTTGTGCTTCTATTCCATCAATACCCGTAATTTGGAGCTCTCGTTTTGTATCGTAAACAACTGGTATTGCCTCATTAATGATGTGACCAACGCGAGCAATGCCAATAGTAAGCGAGTTAACCCATTTGCGCGTTGATGCTTGTCCTCTGCTGATTAACTGCCTAATAGCATCTTCTGACGCTCTGGTTGGCAAGTCGCCTTTCATTGAGTCGGATACACTAGCTTGTTGCGAGATGTTCTGAGCCATTTGTGCAGAAATCATAGATAGGTGTGGGTTTACTTGATTCGCGCCAGATTGGTAAGGGGCTGGAGCTTGATCATCGTGGTTATAGAACTGAACCGGGTCAGAGTTAATATTCATCGTTTCCAGTTCTTTAGTATGGCCTACTGCTTGTTTTTTTGTCATCCAGTATTTAGTTCTTGGAGCAAGTGCGCCCTCCTCAACTTCGCGCGATATGGCGTAGTTATGAATTCGCTGCGCATCCATTAGTTTTAATATGATTCCTGAATAAGTTAGCTTTGAATTGTGACCTAAAATTTCATGGTTTCCATAAAATGGAACGATAGGAATCGAAGTAAAGACTGTCTCTTGCTCTTTCTCAAGGAAACCAGATCCATCGAAGTAACGGCAATAAACTTTAAAATTGTCTACCATCTTACGGTTTTTGATGAAAATTCCGTAATTCTCAGTCAATAACTTAATGGTTTTTTGGTTCTCTTCGTTGTTCTCAAGAACCTCTCCATTGCTCATCTGTAGAACTTCAGCACGATTACTTTTTCGGTAATACTTTTTCCCAACGGTGATCACTTCCGGCTGATAGTTTTCCTCATACTGCTGATGCGTATCTGCGTCGCTAACACTCACGCCGCTACCTTTTGGCCATTGCTCCTTATAATCACACATTGACATTGATGTAAGAACATAGGCATTTTGTATGTCTGATCCGTCTTGTTCTGTTGATGTGTTATCAAACCAAACGCGGTTTATTGCGTTGGGTATCGATGTGATTATTAAATCTTGCTCAAACGACCACTCATCAACATACTTCGCTTTGATTTCTATCGCGTCAAAGCCTCGGCGAATGATTCGACGGGCAACGTTACGGTATGTATTTACAGAGCGAGACTCGTTTTCAATAGTGCGAATCAACCCCTCACGGAGTAAAGCAAGCGCCTTGTTAGCGCCTCGACCTTGTGGCTTTACGTTAACCGAAAAGTCCATCTCCTCGATATCGCCCATAATTGATTCTAGGGCTGGAGTGCACTTATCAAGCGTGTAACGTGGCCGCTTCTGACTATCTATAGTCTTTGATACGTTCAATTCCCACTGACCATCTTTATCAAGAATAAAATAGTCGGCCTCTCTTGCTTGTTCGCGCTGGTCTAAATCAGACGTTTGATAATCGCTTAATTGCTTCATCCACGCCCGATGCTGATTGTTGTCTTTTTCTGACATTTGCACACCTGTTAAAACATTGAGTGAAAATTAATATCTATATCTTGAAATACTTCCAGAATGCTATCTTTATCAAATGATAACACGGCAGCATCAAAAAGGTTTGGAGAAGGTATTTGGAGTCGAGAGCCGTCCGGCATGGTTATTCCTTTTCTTAATTCGACCTTAGTATAAAACTGTACAGTGTCACCGGACTTGGTTGGGGTCTTACAGGCCTCTGCTTTTAACTTCTCAAGCATCTCAGGCTTGATGGTATCAGAATCAAAGCTGATTAAATTATCTGGGTCGTGATATTTACCTTCAACCACAGCCTCCCATGTCATAAATACTCGCTCAGAAAATCCGATTGTGTTCTGTGCCTTCTTGTTCCTGAGCACATCCTTGTTGAGGATAACCTTGCTGCTTCTGGTTATATTGGCCGTGTTTGACTTAAATTCTGCTTTCGGGTCGTGAACTTCCGTTGAGCCCTTGTAAGCGAATATGTTAACACTCTTTCCGTTGAAGCACTTATCCACGTTATCACGCAGTGTTGCACCAAGGCCGTCCGCATCATAGCCGAAGGAGTCGCAACCATCACGGATAGCCATGCCGCAAGCAATATCCATTTTACGGTTTCCGTTGTCGCCCTCAATCTCATCGATGCAGGTAAACACGATTCCTTGCCGAGTAATGAATCCAAACGGGTCGTCACCCACATCAGAAGGGTCAGCCGCGCAAACAATCGCGCCGCGCTTATCAATGCCGAGTTTCTTGTGAGCATCAATGCACGCATCAAACCAGTCCTCTTTGATTACTGAGTTGGCTACGTCATCGTTAAATCTTCCGTTCCATATTCCGTTAAATCTTGATTTCGACATGATACCCCTTTGAACTTTCTGCCTGTCTTTCTCAAGCTCTTGGCGCAATGAATCATCGTGCTCGAACCACGGATTATCTTTATAAGTTAGCTTGATGATTAAATGGTAGTCATCTTCATAATAGCCATTCTTATCAAGTTGAGCCTGATACGGTATGATAAATTCTTTGCTCATTGGATCTTGGCTAGAGCCTGTATTCCATAAATACCAAAGTTCTGCGCCTGCTGTGTCGCGCAGTGTTGGGCCCAATGTGTCGATAGTGTTCTGCTTGGTCTTCTCGGCTTCTTCCATCAAGAAATACTTAAAATCTGCCGCGCCTTTCATGTCGATGATGTTCTGCATACCACCAAAAACAAATTTACCACCGTTCGCGTTTCGTATCTCCCACTTAGACGGAACACAAAGAAAGCCGCCAAACTCATTCTTTTTTATTGTGGACTCGACACCTGAATATATTGACTCTTTTAATGCAGTCATCCGTTCGCGTAGTGCGTAAACTTTGCAACCAGACGAATGAACCTGAGAGCTTAAAGCGTTCTGTGCAAATCGCGTTTTCATACCACCACGCCCACCAAAAAGAGCTTTGTACTTTTTGTGCTTGAGTATTGCGGGTTCCAACTTCGCAACAAGTAAAACTGTCGGCTTTTCGTCAGTTTCGACCATATCACCAATTACACCCTTCCACCTTCGGATAATGTTAGGTACTAGCTTTCCGTCAATGTTATCCACTCGGTCAATGATTCCGTAAACAGTGGGCTCAAGATTTCCGCTTAGTGATTTAACCATCGGCTTAATCTTGCGAACCTCCTTGAGCAAGCTACCCATTGTCTATACCAAGCATTTTCTTGATTTCTTCCACTTCATTACGCAGCTCTGTTACTTCCTCGATTTTTAACATGGAAGCTATTGATGAAATGAAAATATTGGCAACCTCTGGAGATATAATCCCATCTGATGCAGCTATTATAATCTGGTCTGCCTTTTCACATGGTGGTAATGATGAGTTAAAATCAAAATTAACTTTCTCACCAGACGGTTTTAATGCGGGTGATACTCGCTCAATTAACATCTTCATAAACTGAGCGCTTGATGGGTCATCATCATTAAACGCTCGCTCTGCAATCTTTCCAAAGAATACAGTCTCAACCTCGTCATTGGTGGCGCCTTTCTTAACACCTGCCAACGCTTTAGCTCTCATTGCATCTAGGATAAGCGTCTTTTTATCCTTTCCCCTTTTTGATGTTCTTCCTGCCTTTTTTGCACCATCGGAGTCAAATGAACCCTTTGTTTTTGGTCTCATAAATACCAGCACCTTACTTTTGCTTAGCCGTTATTTAGGCGTTTCTTATTACTAAAGTATACCAATTCGTGAACCCAAGGCAAAAAAAAGAACCCATTAGGGCTCTATTTTTCTTCTATCATCATATAGAAAGTTTAAAAAACCGAGGCGCGGCTCTACTATTATTAAATCTGAGTTTTTTATTTTCCCATTTCCTTAATCTCAAACTCTATAAACTCGCCGCCTTTTTTTACTTTTTCAATTTCAATCAAGCAACGCTTTATCATCTTGTCATTAAATCCGTATTTCTTTTGCAGGCA